TTATTTTACCAGATATCCACCGTCTACCGGAATGATCGCACCGTTCAGATAATCAGACGCTGAAGATGCCAGGAAAACGCATGGTCCCTTCATATCTTCCGGAGTTCCCCAGACATGAGCGGGAATCCTGTCTGTAATTTCTTTATATCTTGGATTTGTCTTATCAGTCAATGCGGTATTCATTTCTGTATCCATATATCCTGGCGCTAAAGCATTGACCTGAATCCCTTTTCCAGCCCATTCATTACACAATGCCTTTGTCAATTGCGCCACTCCGCCCTTTGACGCCGCATATGCCGGAACAGTATAACCGCCAAAAAAAGACAGCATCGACGCAATATTTATAATTTTTCCGCCACTTTTCTGTTTCATAAACTGGCGCCCTGCCATCTGACAAAGCCGGAATACTGCATTCAGATTGATATTTATTACAAATTCCCAGTCCTCATACGGAAATTGCTCTGAAGGATGGCGCTTCTGAACACCTGCGCCATTCACAAGGATATCCAGATGACCGCCTAATTTTTCTACGGCTGACTGAAAACCACACTCTAAACTCTCTGCATCTCCGAGATCTGCACGAACTCCCCAACAGGAAAATCCCTGATACTTCAGTTCCTGTACCGTCTGCTCTGTGCGCGGATTGATATCAATAATGCACACCTCTGCACCTGCCTGCATCAATCCTTCTGCCATCCCGCGTGACAGTCCCTGTGCTCCCCCTGTTACGATTGCTTTCTTTCCTGTCAGATCCGTAAAATTTTTTATCATGATAATCTCCCCTTAAATATCTGCCGTGAAAACACAAATTTGCATTTTTCATAAAACAGACGGGAGCCTATGCGCCCGGCTTTTCTGGTGCAATAGATCCCCCGTCATGATGTGTATCTGCTGCTGAGAAAACATCTGTGAAAACAATCGCGCCTTACAGAATGCTTTTTATTTCATTGCTGCAATCCTGTCCACAAACGCCTTCAGTTCATCATCCTTGCAGCCTGCATAGAAACAATCCAGAAAACGCGGGATCATACATTCTTTTACAAGCTGTACATCCACAGCATTTAATGCGTCCAGAAGCGGTCTTGCAACCTGTTTTTTCAATGGAAACAGGAAACCTTGATTTTTAGCCATTCTTTTATCAAAAGTATAGGAATATTCAAGAAGTAAACGACATTTCTACACCTTTTTATACACTGTTTCACCCTGTAGTACGTTATTCGAATTATCGAGGATGTTTTCTCCGTTTGAATCCTGTAGAGAGTCAAGAAACGAATATCGATCCGGATAATCGGCAAATGCCGTTCCTACTACCCGTGTCCCGTCTGCTTTGTGAGCCGTATAACCCCTTAGCAAAGTTTCCTCAGTTACAGTATCCCCGGTCAGGTCTATGAGGGTCCTGCCGCTGTAAACGACCTTATTTGTAGCCATTTAAGCCTCCCTCCTACCCAATAGTTACCGTAGTACCTCCAGCTGGATTCTCGCTTTCCTGATAGGGAATTGCTTCAACTATAACCTGGGACAAGTAATTATATCCATCCTCGGAATCAGGAAGGATTGTCTGAGCTTCTGTCGAAGGTGTGACCGTCTTTGCCTGGGGTTTGGCATCTTCTGTACCAGACATGGCACCTTCTACACCCAACAGGGTAATACCTTCCCGAATGTTATCGGGAATGAGCTTTGCTTTCTCGGAGTCAGCAATCCCAACTTTACCAGAACCGTCATGGTGTCCCTGAGGAATGGTGTACTCTTCATCCTTGGAAGAAATCGTTCCAGTCACTGCGCCGTTATTCTTCATGGTTCCCGTCAGCTTCTGACCTCGTACGTACGCGGTCCTTCCCTGAAGGATTTCAGCAACAGCAGCCGTCGCATCGGAAGAATCTACATCGTATTCACAAGTACCTGTGATTGGCTCCCCCCCCTTGTCATGGGCGGTAAAGCCGGAAAGAATCTTATCAGCAGTTACGGTATCGCCGGTCAGATCGATCAATGTCTCTCCACCGTAGATTACTTTGTTAATAGCCATATTCTCTCATCCTCTCTTTTTGAGACATAAAAAAAGAGCGGTTGCCCGCTCCAGTTACTCGTCTTTATTTGCCTGTTTAATAATTTGATTCACATAGGTACTGAGGCCCGCCATTAAAATTCCCTGAACGATTGCCGTAAATATAGCCATTGCAATTTCCTGACCGTTCCCCAGTGGACACGTTGCCAGAACCCAAATCCCACAAAGGACGATGCCAGAAGCACCAAGAATCAGCGGAATATACTTGTCCTTAATTGTCTGCGTCTGTTTCAGACCCATACCACAGAAGTACAGGACAATCGCCACGACGATCAGTTCCGGCTGCACATAGTTCATAATCTGTTCCATCATGATTTTTCCTCCTACTGATTTTCTTCCACATATGTTGATTTATGGATGGGAAGTTTGTTGACTTCCTGCATGATTTTCTGTGCCGAACCATTCCCACCTATTTTTTCATAAGGTTTATAAAGATAATCATTGAGGTTTTCATACTCATCCTGAGTAATCCACCCTCGTTCGATATAACACATTCCAAGATACACAATCCGGTCATGCGCTAATCCGATGAGCATTTGAGTTTTTACATCTTTCTTTTCGCCTCGTTTCTGGATATACGCCCAAAACCCAGAAGAAGCTATGACGGCGCAAACAATTGTTGCTACCATTTGAAACCATGGCTCCATTTTAGCATCCTCCAATATTTATTTGATTTTGTCGGTTACAACGATCTTTTTGTTGACAATCGTAATCGATTTTTCAAACAAATCTTCATAGAGACTTATTAAGTTTCTCCTTTGCTCCCTGGATAAAAGCTTATAGAAGCCTCCCATCCAGCCTCGAAACATATTCTCTACATTTTCATACGAAATCTCCTCATTCTTCACCTTGACAGCGAGCTTCTTGAGCTTTCTTCGCATCGTGGTAACCCGCTTTGGATTGATTCGTTTGATTATCTTTCCGGAATCCGTTAAGCTGTATTTGATTTGCAGAAATTTATAAGTGCCGGAAATCTTCACAATACGAGTTTTCTTCTTATTGATATGGATTCCATACTCTTCTGCAATTTGATGAATATGATCTAGCAGATCAAAGAGTTCTTCTTTACTCGGATTCATGATATACCAGTCGTCCATGTATCATCCATAGAACTTCTGGCTCCGTACATACTTGACGTAATTATCAATCCGGTACGGATAATAAATCCCAATTACCTGAGATAGCTGGTCACCAATGTTTACTGATTTCTCCATCCACTTTTCGCCCGTCAGCTTGGATTCTGGAATCTTTCTATACTCCAGTTTATTGAAAGTATCGGACATACATCTGGCGTATTCTTCATCTGTCATGTAAGAAACATCGATTTTGAATCCACCGAAAATCTGTGCCAGCAACCAATCAATAAATTCATCGTCATCAAACAACTTTAAGAGTTCCCGTTTAGCAATCTCATGAATAATATTGTCGTAAAACTTGGAAAAGTCGCCGAACAATATCCACCCTTTATTTCCATACAACCGATAGTATTTACGGAGATGAACTTCGAACCTGTCCCGCTGGTGGGAGATACCTCTTCCTTTAATCGAGGCGCAATTGTCGTAGATAATATGCTTCTTCACTTCTGGGAGCAAAACTTCATCGCATAAGACATGCCGAATAATGCGATCCCGAATTTGAATACTTGTAATAGGTCTTACTCGGCCTCTCTCAAACAGCGTGAATTCCTGCGTCGGTCCATTTTGAAGGGTCCGATTCATCAGGTCATCTTGAATGGAGAAGATGTACCGAAGAAAATTCATCATGAATTTCTGGGTAGTCTCCTTCCATTTGCTAGTTTTGACAGAAGCCTTGTAAGCCCTATACAAGTTGTTGGCGTCACAGATAATCTCCTCATAGTTCATAAATCATTCACCGTGATAGCAATACTTACCGTAGTAAATTGCGTCCGGCTTTGCTATTTATCCTTTCGGAAAGGATAATGTCTCCTTCTCTGTTGGTTAGGCAGAGAATCCGGACGAACTCCATTAGAGTTCGAAGCGTTGTTGTAGTTCGTATTGCCATTGTTGTTCACATTAGCGAAATTAGCCGAAGAAACGACGCATAATTAGACATTACCCTCTTAACTGTGACTTGATTCGGTTATCTCGTTGACGCCACTTCTTTATCAATCCGATTTCTCGGTCGATAGCTTTAACATAGCGACTGTAGAGATTAACGTCCACTTCGAATATCTCAACGATTCGTTGCAACTCTTTCAAAAGTTGCTCGCAGTTTACTATGGCTGTATTCTGATAATCTCTTCTTTTCTCATATTCATGCAGCGTAGTCGGATAGATAGAATTTGCTGCTCGCACATTGCCGGTTAGCATAGAAGCCAACTGGTCAATACGATTTTTGTAGTTCAGCATCAAATACCTATACCGTGAAAAGTCTTCTGTCGCATCCTTTCCGTGAGCATATCTTACCCGAACAAGCTGATCCAAATCTTTCACTCCGAAACTACGCTGCATAAGGTCGATCAACATATCATGCAATTCGATAGAATATGTAATCGCTTCAAATTTGGATTCAGTCCGGTCGCTCACAAGGACGCTCATTCTTCAGTGTACTCCGTCCAATTACTGCTGGGAGTACCCGGTTCCCACACATTTGCATCGATGTCGGAAATCCATTTCTTTCCATTATGAGTCACCTTTGCTCCCTTCGGATATGCATCGGTAGAACCGGTAGGCTGCACCCATTCAGGCCAATCAACAGCCGGATCATCAACCCTCACCCAAAGCGAAGGTGCTGTATCTGGAGTCCAGGAAGCCTGAGAAGTATGATCCTGCAAACACTTATAAAGAGTGTCGCCGTAACGAACACGGTCGTCTTTCTTGTAATTTACAGAATTTGCAGACCATTCGGGGAAGATGGCGGCCACGGTAAGAGCTTCTTCATCAGACAGAGTCTTCGTGGCCATCATGGAAGCAGCAGACATAAATGCCTTCTGTGCGATTTCCTGATCGGAAACATCTCGGAGAGCAAACCAATATTCGGAATCACCCATCTTGGTGATATGAATAAGATCCATGTTCTTATGGATTTCATCCTGCTCTCCATCATTGATAACGACTTTTGAAAGGTTCCCAATGAATACGGACTTGCCGATTTCGGTAGACGAAATGAAGTTGTTGCCATTCAGCTTTAACTGGTCGATGACATGGCCGTTTCCAAGGGTAATCTTGTAAACTTTATTATCCATTTTGATTCTCGCCTTTCTTTAGATTTTTTCTCTTTATAACACAAATTGTTGTCACCTGCGTACGGTTTTTACGGGGCACAAGGCCCCTAGATTTAGACTAACCAATAGCGAAGACCGGACGAACCCCATCAGAGTTCGAAGCGACGGCGCAGTTCGTATTGCCATGGATGCCCACACCAGCGAAATAAGCCGAAGAAACGACATCTCTGAGCCAGAACGTTGCGCGATTAGAAATCAGCTTCGGGACTACTGTGAACAGAGCGAGCTGTGTCTTTCCGATAGTATATTTGTTCGGGATCATAGATCCATCGCCCATTACGGCATACACATGGCATCCGTACATCATAATCTCATTCGGAAGTTCCAGGGTAGAATCAAACCAAGCTCCCGCAGAAGGATGACCGTCCGTAACAGCATTTGTCAGGTATTCACGGTGGGTAAGAATCAAGTCGCCAAAAGCACTTGCCGCCAATGTTTTTGCCTGAGCCAAATTCTCTGTGTACATAAGAGAACCGGTATAACCACCCTCAGTAATGTTGGTCTCATTCATCTGAGCATTATAAAGCGGCTTATCCGGCATGATAACCAGATGGGGAGTGGTAAATGCTGTGTCGCCACAGTTATACCAATAATCGAAATCTACGATTCTCCATGTGTAACTGCCGATTGTCCAGTAATCCCCCAGAAAGAAACCTTTGAAAGTTCCATTCTTGATATTGGCTTTCTGCTCTTCTGTGACAACTCCGCCAAGATTCTTCCCTCTGTAAATCATCCGGCGCTGTTCCTTCGGAATGAAAGCGTCCAAAATCGCAAAGAGCGCATCATCTGCACCAATGGCTTTATTTCCATCAGCCGTTCCAATCAGCAATTTGTCATCCGCTGTCAACGCGTTAATCTGCGTAAGCTCAGACAGATTGACGCCGGAAATAAAATCCTGAGAACTGACAAGCCCAATCAAGGACTTAATGAAATCAGCCACCAGAATTGTTTTAGTCCCATTGTTGCCATCAATCAAGACAATATTGCTTTCATCCAGCGTCTGGACCTTCTCATAATCCGTAATTTTCATCTCGATATATCCTCCTTTACTTAATGCAAAAAATAACGCGGCCATCGATAGGCTGTCCGTTGCTATCCAGAATCAAGGAGCTGGAATATGCACGCGCCACAATCGGGTCCACGTTACTGTCAATAATAGTTCCTTCTGATGAATCGAGAAGATCATCGTAGTTCTCGTATCCATTATCGTAAAGCTTGTCGTACACGGTAAATTCAGTCCGAAGCCCTTCCGCAAATTCTTCCAGAATCTTCGTTCTTTCCTGCAACTCCAATATCTGGTTTGCCAAGTTTGCTTCCACGTCCTCTGAAAGAGTATCCTTCAACTGCTGGAACCACTCGTCAAATAATGCCTGAGCATTCTCTCTCCATGCAGCCATTTCGGACGTGTTACTGTTCGTGTACTCATTGAACCAACTCGCCCACAACTGTTTCCAGTAAGCGTTTGTCTCTTGCATATCCGCTGTCTGAGCGGCATACCAGTCATCCCACTGTTTTTCCCATTCCAGATAAGATTGCTGGATTTCTTCCGTCTGGGCGTTAAACCATTTTGACCACTGCTCTTTCCAGAAAGCATTTGTGGCTTCCATATCGGATGTCTCTTTTTCATAGAAGGAATCCCACTGGTCTTTCCATTGAGCAACCAAAGCATCGATGGACATCATCTCCAATGGAGCTGTTACGAACGGACACTCCGATGTACCAACAGCATTGGTAATGTCTGCCTGGCGAATAGAAGTAACTCCAGAATTAACCCGGATATAAGCTAACGGATACTGCCAGCGGTCAGTTGTACTGATCATCGTCGGTTTCACCGGATTGGTAGCCGGAGTTCCTTCTATAATTTTGATCGAATTTGCACGAACCGATTCTCTAGCATCCACTTCCAAAACAACCGCATCAATTCGATTCAGAATTACTTCTGATTCTGGTACAGTTAATGGAAGTAAGGCATCGTTTAATGTCCAGGTATGATTGAACCATGCTCGTCCGATTCCGACATTCACCATCATGCCAGTAGATGCGTTCACCATCATAGCAGTTCCGACATGCTGCAAAATGCCGTCACGTATGATCCCATCAAAAATACTGGACATTTGAATCGCATCGTATCGTCTATCTCGGTTCTTTGAATTGTAGAATCCATAAGTGACACTCATTTTTCTTCACCCCTTTCCTGCTATTCTACGGTAACGAATGTCGGATACGAATCGAGTCCTTCCTTGCTCTGGGAGCGAATGAATTCTGTGACACGGGCTTTTCCTTCAATACCATATTCATTCACAATCTGCACCATATCTCCCAAGAAGAAGTCTTCTCCATATCGGTACATCCTCGTTGTTTCAACCTTACCCTCAAAGGATTTGGTTGCGATGTTCTCGGCCAGATTTTCCAAACCTCTTTGAGAAAGCTGTGCATTATACTCAGCATCCGTCAACGTTTCATTATCCACAGTTGAAGAAACATCCCTAGCATCCGTGTACAGTTCTCTCCGATTCAAACCTGTTCCGGCTCCAGATGAACAAGCTACAGTTGTAGTCCTCCGATCTGCTCCTTCTCCCTCTCCAGCAACCAGAGTAACCGTTTTCAAAGTTTTCTTTGATTCCAGGTAATTTGTATTGATTACATTTTCGAATTTGGGAGAAAAGATGACATATGGATTCGTGAACTGATCGTAAGAACGGTCTGCACCGGCATAAAGTTTAAAAACAAATTTGTTATCATCGGATAACCTAATTCGGAAACCGACATTTTTAGAATCGCACAGCTTTTTGATAGCTTCATACAGATTATCTCCAGTAAACTGAGCATCTACCGTCAGTCCAGTAATCGCTGGATCTGTTGATGCTTCAAATACCAGTCCTTCTACCTTTCTGGAAGTATCAGAAGGATTGATGATGTTCTCATCCAGCAGCTTTTTAATTCCATTTTGAAAGTTTCCGCTGAGAATTGTTTGCTTCCAAATAATACGGCGCTCCAGAATAGATTCCAACGACCTTCCAGTTACCGTGAAGTGGTTTCCGTTTTCAGCATCAGATTCAATCTTTCTATCCTCGACAATCATAGTCTGGTCAGATTCTTTCAGCCAGAGATAATAGTCGTCTTTCAGGATTTCAAGAACAGAATCATTGATACTTGTATATACCTCGAAATCTCCATAGGCGGAATACCGCTCCGTCCATATCAGAGACTCAAAGGTATCAAGCACAGAAAGCATTTTCAGAGAAGTGTCCAGAACAATTAATTCCATAACTATACCCCCTCAAACGCTGTTCTGTTTTCAATCTTAAACTGCACATTGGTTGTTCCTTCTTCTACCACATAAGCGAAAATATTATCGCCTTTAGAAAGCTGAAACCAGTCAGAATCTTTATCAAGGCAGTTTAAAATATTGGTGTAGATACCGTTTCGGAGAAGTGTAATTGATTTATCCCCTTTAATGGTGGAGATGATGATTTCATCGCCGGCAACCATTCCGGAACCGGTTAGCTGCTCCAATTTATCAGTATCAATACGCATTACCTCTCTCGTTCCGGTATTGTAAATCGTAATATTTTTCACGTTTCCGATCGCATGGATGGTAATTACAACCCCAATCTCAGCATCGCCAGAATAATAAACCGTCTGCTCGGTTTCGTTCTTGATCTCACCGAATTCAATCAGAGATTCAGTCAAAGATTCATTGGAAAAAGCAAACTCAAACAGAGGTTCTACCCCATAGAAAATCGTTGTGTTGGTTCCATCCGGACCAGCAGAATAAAAATAAGGATCGGGACACACGATGGAAATCTGCGTTGTCTCGTCGCTGCTGAAAATATCCGGCTCATTCGATTCCACATAGCCATAGGTCTCACAAATACGATTATCCGTCTCAATGAGAAGTGTTACTCTCTTCTTTATAGGAAAATATTTGTAGGAGTCATGTCTCGTGTCTTCAATCTGAGGATTGAACATCAGTTTCAAAGACATAACAATATTTCTGGAATTTACTCTTGCCGAGTTATACAGTGATCCGTCATTCGTAGAGATTTCTGTCGTGTTAATATCCGCTTTGCTGGGTCCTAATCCACTGATAGATTGAACAGCGAACCCGGATTTCTCCGGGAACGCTAATTCAAATCTTTTTGATTCGCCCAAGTAATTAGTTACAGTTACTGCTCTAATCATGTATTACCCACCAGCCCTTTCATCGCCGAAAATTGATTCTTTGTCTGTCGATAAATATCAATTCTCGACAGAGCTTTAGGCGAATAATTATTTTGCGTGAATTGATAGGTATTTCCTGTAGGAGAACTTTCTCCATTTTGAACTTCCATTTCAGAAACACGATCGTTCATCCCAGTGCTGACAGATAATGCCTGATTTCTGCTAAACAAAGTATTCAGCCTTCCGGTTCCCGCTTCTACAGCGGATAGGTCAAGAACCGGTCGAATGGTGGGCTGAACATCCATGTCTGCATCTACATAGTCCGCAATCTTGGAAATGATGTCATTCAATCCATCAATAGAAGATCTGGCAATTTCCCGTCCAGCCTTTCCAGCCTTGGAAACATTGTCAATCAACGCATTTATGAAGCCGACTCCTGCAAAGTTACCGATTCCATAAAAGCGTTTGGAAGGAGAATGCTCGTCCAATTCATCTTCCGCTGCTTCAGCGGCTGCGGCTGCCATAGCTCTTGCTTTTGCTTCTGCTTTCCAGGTATTTTCGCTGATACCATCACAGAAACCATCGACCAAGTACGAACCGGCAGATTTGAACTGACTATAATAGTCTTTGATCGCGGTTACAGAGCCACTCAGCGTAGTTGTAAAAGCTGTTCGGAGTTCACTATCTTTGCTTCTCACACCAGCGATAAACTTAACCATGCACTCTCTACCAGTCGAGGTAAACTCTGCATATTTATTTTTAATCACCGTAAGACAAGCGCTGATAATGTTTGTAAACGCCAGCCTCGCACTGCTGTCCTGAGACCGTACACCGGCAATCAGCTTTATCATCGTCTGGGTTCCAGTTGACGTGAATTCCCCATACTTATTTCGTATTGCAGTCAAACAACCGCTAACGATATTGGTAAAAGTTGTTCTGGAAGAGCTGTCCTGAGACCGTACGCCAGTGATAAACTTAACCATAAGTGTAGAGCCACTGGTTTGGAACTCTCCCTGTTTTCCATTGATTGCCGTCAGCACAGCCTGAACCAGCGTAGTGAATGTTGTTGTCAGTTCGGATTTCTTCGCATTTGCACCATTGATGAAAGACGACAGCATACTCGAAGCCGCAGCCGTTACTTTCGATTCTGCATTATTGAACGCGTTGATAAATCCGGTTACGCCAGTTTCTCCAAGAGTTGTCAATGCAGAGCTGAAAGAAGTCATACCGCTTGTGTCCAGACCGACCATCCCATTTGCCATGTTTACAAGCCGATTTGTCTGGGTAATCACTCCGGACAACAACGTCGTATCAATACCACTGATGCTATTGTAATAATTGCTGAAATGGGCTCCAAACGAAGCCATATCGCTGCCGAAGCTGGCAAGCGTCATATCATCGGAGAACCATCCGCCTTCTTTGGGAAGACTTTTCTGAAGCTCAACGATGGATGTCGCCGCATTGGTTGTAGTGGTAACGATATTTGCATCCACATCCTTCATATAGTCGGAGTATTGTGCGAAACTCTTACCAAAGGAAACCAAGCTCGTACCAAAGGCTGCAATATCGTTGTCTCCGGTAAACCAGCTTACCAATCCACCCGTATTCGGTAACGTATTCGCCAGCTCAACCACTGCTTTGCCAGCCGTTGCGGAGTTCGTAACAGCCTCCAAATCAATGCCTGCAATTGCGTCAGAATAGGATTTCATCGCTTTACCGAACGGCACCAGCCTTTCCCCGAACGTATCCATGTCGTTCTCTCCAGTAAAGAAGCCAACGACACCTCCACTGTTTGGAACCGTATTTGCCAATTCGATCAAAGCTTTTCCCGCTGTAGCAGATTCCACGATCACATTCGCATCCAGACCCTTTACAGCCTGAGAGAATAGCATCATTGCTTCACCAAATGGCACAAGCTGCTCGCCAAAGGCGTCCATATCATTTTCACCAGCAAAGAATCCTACCACGCCTCCGGAATTCGGAATTGTGGTCGCCATTTCAGCCATGGCCTTTCCTGCGGTAGCAGCATTTGTAACGGTATCTGCATCCAGTCCTCTTACGGTATTTGCAAACCCCATCATCGCTTCGCCAAATGGAATAAGCTGGGCGCCGAAAGCACTCATATCATTTTCGCCTGTAAAGAATCCGATAACCCCTCCAGAATTAGGAAGAGTTGCCGCCATCTCCGCAAGCGTCCTTCCAGCAGTAGCCGCATTTGCCACCAGTTCCCCGTCCATACCGGCAATGGCAATGGAGAAATCTCGCATAGCTTCACCGAAGGGAACGAGTTGGGTGGCAAAATCGCTCAGGGAAGATCCCCCTGTAAGCCAGGAAGTCAATCCATTCAAAATATCGGCTGCTGTCAGGATAAGGATGGTTTCCGCCAATGCTTTCACACCATCCAGCATGGAAGGATTAAGCTGTGTTGCTCCTTCGATAAATGGCTGCACATTCGTCATAAATGCAGAAAGGTCTGCGCCAATTTGAGGGAACTGACTGGAAACTCCAGACATGAAGCCACCAACAATGCCGCCGACAAATTTACCAATCGCAGTACCAATCCCCTGAAGGAGATTTCCACCCTCACCGATAAGCCATTCCAAACCCGGAATCTGAGCCAGAGCTCCGACAGCCGCCAGAACCAATGCCAATTCCGCAATGACCGCACCCATTCCGAGAACACCGACCATAGCCCCAGGTACCAAGGAGGCAACAGCACTGAGAGCAAGCATAATTGCTGAGAGCAAACCAATTCCAGCGATTCCTTTGATGAGTACATTCACATCAATACCACTCAAGGCGTCGATTACTCCGTCAAAGAAAGCCATCAGTAACTCTACGCCGGCTTTAATCAATTCCGGCAGTTTCGTCGTGATAGCCTGAATAATCCCAATCAGAATATCGAATAGCTGCTCCACGATAGTCGGTGTATGTTCGACCAGAGCCGAAAGGACACTGTCGATCAGGACAAATAGCCCGTCCACGACTGCTGGTACAGCCGTAACCAAAGCCTCGACCGCGGCAAGCACCAATACTGTAAATGCCTCGGCAATAGCTGGTCCACCATTTGCGATTACTCCGGCGAGAGAAAGGATTCCTTCTCCGATTGATTCGAACAGGAGCGGAATCAGACTAAGAATACTGGATACTGCCACTACGAGAGACGCTGCTCCTGCTGCTCCAGATACTGCCAAAGCAGAAAGTCCAGTAGAAAATGCAAGAATACCTGCACCTGCGGCCAGACATCCCACTCCCAATACGGCAATGGCGGTCGAAAGTCCTAAAATAGCTGGGGTCAATGGTCCTAATACAACTCCTGCAACGCCGAGAACAGTGAAAGAACCGGCCAGTGCCACCAGTCCTTTAGCGATGCTCTCCCAGGACATATTTCCCAATGACTTGAGAACCGGGGTGAATATCGCCAACGCAGCGGACACCGTAAGAACTGCTGCCGCACCCGGAAGTGCAGTCTTCATTGCATTAAGCGCCACAACGAGAATGGTCATGGAACCCGCAAGGGTTACTAATCCTCTGGCGATTTCATCCCAGGACATTCCACCCATATTTCGGACTGCTTCGCCGATAATGAGTAATGCCGCACCGACCTCTACCATCCCAGTCGCTTTCGATATCATTCCATTCGGAAGAAGATTCATCGCAACTGTCACAGCCGCCAGAGAACCAGCCATTGTGGTAAGACCTCGTCCAATCTCTCCCCAAGTCAGATTTCCCATCTTTTCTACTGCTTCCCCGAAAATGAGCATGGCGGCGCCAAGAATCGTCATCGCTGTAGCGGTGGAAACTACATGTTTCGCATTAGCTGTCACTTTGGTAAATACCGCCAGCTCAGTAAGAACAACAGCAACCGCAGATAGTCCTTGAACCAGGTTTGAAGTGTCCAGGTCTCCAAACGCCTTAACTGCATCCGCCAGAATGTTAATGGACGCTGCAAGAAGAACCAAACCGGTTCCTTTCAGGACACCCATCCCATCCAAATCCGTAGCCTTCAGGAACAATGCCAGTTCTGTGCAAAGAACGCCAACTCCGATTAGACCTTTAGCCAAAGAACCTACGTCCAAAGCTCCCAAATCTTCAACTGCTCCCACAAGAACTCGAATCGCTGCTACAAATACTACCAAACCGGCAGAACCTTTTATCAGCCCCTTCGATGTTTTGGAAAGCGCTGTTGCGGACGCTACCAGAATAGCAGATAACCCGGCAACACCAACCAATCCTTTCAGAAGCTCATCCCAATCCAGACCGGATAATTTCTGAACTGCTCCCGCAAGAATAAGAACCGCAGTAGACATCCCAATCATCGCAACGGTCAACTGCCCCATTCCTTTGATTGCTGCCCCGTTCATGATCTTTTCAAAGATGGCCATGGAACCAAGTAGTTCAACGAATAGAACACTCAAAGCTCCCAAGGACGCATTTAGCTTTTCGGAATCAACCAGAGACAATGCTACAATCGCCGCGGTCAAGATTGCCATAGCGCCGGCAATTTTCAGAAGAGTACCCGCCTTTAGACTCGACTGCCATGCTTCGAGACTCCCCTTAACCCCATCCAAAATATCTTTGAACGAACCAAGGATTCCACCACCGTTTTCCGTGATTTCTGATAGAGAGTCGATGAACTTTTTCACTCCAATCAGAATTGCAGAAAACAATCCGGTATTGATTAAGTCTAAAATCGGGTCAAAACTTGCGGTATCAAATGCTGTGAGAATTGCTTCTCCGAGGTTTCCAAATGCGTTCGCAACAATGGAACCAAGCTTCGATAAAACAGGAGCCGCCTTCTCGACAATTCCGATAATTCCTTCAAATGCCTTCTTTACCAGTTCTCCTAATTTTACAAACGGTTCAAATCGGGTCTGTACCTTATCCGCAAAATTATCGAGACCGCTGGTATCAACATTTGCAAACTCACTGAAAGCATCAGCGACTGTTTTTACAAAGGTCTTTACTCCATCCGCAATTGGTTTCAGGAAATTTCCGATTCCTTCAATAGCTTTGTTAAAGGCATCCGAAGATTTAATGGCTTCATCAATACCAACAATGAAATCTCCAATGCTGGCTGTAAATCCAAGAATCCCATCTCCAGCCGGAGCCACATATCCGATCAAATCGGCAAATCCACCAACCAGTGCTTTGACTCCCTGAAGCCCGATATCAAATAAAGCGAATACCCCTTTGAACGTTCTCTTCAGGTTATTCGCCGTTTCTTCACCTATTTTAAATTTTTCTGTGAGTTCTCGAAATCCAACAGTAAGGTTATAAACCTGATCGCCAGTTGCTGGAGGAAAAATTTCTCTAAACGCATCCTTCATCGGGGTTATGACACTCATTAACCCCTGAGCAGCATTCCAGAGAGCTTGTATGAGGTTTTCTCTTCCAGAAGGTCGTAGAATTTTTTCGGTAAATTCATCCATTGAAACCGACCCATTCCGAAGACCTGAATCCAGCGATTCAATTTGCTCAACCATCTCGGAGGTATAACCAGCGGCTTTCAATTCTTCCTTTGACATTCCGCTCATTTTATCCTGAAGATTGTACACTGCTTCGGTAAGGGTGTCCGAAGAAATAACACCTTCTTTAAGCCCTTTCTTCAACGCATCTGTAAAATCTTCTGAATCAGCAACCATCTTGTCAAAAGCATCGCCGTTCTTTCTGGCAACTTCTTCTATAGCTTCGATATAACCAGCTTCGTCAGCTATACCCTGATCCAATAGTTGTTTCCATCCAGAACTTAATCCGCTGCTTAATACTGCATTTCGAGCCTCGGCCGTCTGTCCGATTATTCCCCCTATCGAATTAGATATTTCGGTCAGCAAATCTTTTGCTTCGCCAAAGTCGCCGATTAAAATTTCCCAAGTCTGAGTCCATCCAGATTGTGCGCTTTCCTTTAATGTATCCCATAACTGCGTAAATGTCTTAACCTTTGTTGCTGCATCTTCCGCAGTTTTTGCCATTTCCATAATCTCTTTTGCTTGAGATTCGGAAAAGCCCTGTGCAATCAAATCTGCTTCATCGTATGCACCAGCAAACTGCTTCAAAGTTTCTGTAAGAACTTCTGTGGTTAGCCACCCTGTCTTAGTGAGAGATTCGCGGAAAGAGCCATACATCTCGATAGCATTCTTGGCACCTGTTCCGAGCAATTCCGAAGTCCTGACAAGGGCATCTTGGAATACTTTTCCACCCATTCCAGCATTTACAACGGAGTTCCAGTCCATAAGCTGTACTTTACCAGCAGCTATTGCCTGTGATAGTTGGTACATTGCCGTTGATGCCTGTTGAGCACTCGAACCAGAAACAGCCGCAAGATTAGCGATACCTTTAATAGAATCTACTGAGGTTTGAAGATTTACTCCGGCGGCCGTAAACGTACCAATATTACGAGTCATTTCCGTAAAATTGTAGATGGTTTTATCGGCATAAGTGTTTAGTTCATCTAGTGCTCTATTTACTTGCTGTAGATTGGTCCCTTCATGTTGTGTGTTCGCCAAGATAGTCTGAACTGCATTGATCTGTGTCTCGTACTCCTGAAATCCTGTCTTAATCGGGTCGATCGTTAGTGCCGAAACAATATTTTTGCCAGCATTTAACGCCGAATTTGTAATGTTTGCCAGAGCCGTAACTGCCATGACTTCGAGCGCAGAAAATCGAACCTTTACCGTTTCGACCGCATTGGAAAGCGGAGTCATATTGCAATTTTTTGCTGCGGCATTCACATCATCCAATCCTTTGGAGGCACCTTTTAAGTTTAAACTTTTTTCGAGCTTTTCAATTGAAGATATACTGGTCTGAACATTCTGCTCAAACTGCTTATTATCGAATCGCATTTCAACGACTCTTTCGTCAATTGTCGTACTCATAGCTTAGTAACCTCCTTCCATGCGTTATTTGCGATTTTGTCAAAAATAGGCTGGATAGCAGGATTGATATAATCTCGCCCCTGTACCCAGCCGCCATTTCGAGTCCCATGTCCGTACTGCAAAATAACAGCAATTGGAACTCCATTTTGAACATTTGAATTATGGAATGAAATCGTAACCGAACCTTTTCGATTCTCGATTTCGTAATACCAGGAATTCGCCGTTTCCCCCGAATCTACCGGTGTTGCAGACGCAAGGGCGGCTACTCCCTCTTTACCAAACTTATCTAGGTCTCCGATATGAACCGCTTCTTTTGCTCTCTCCAGAAAGCGGGTCAACTTGGAGAAGTCACCCTTTTGTCTGAAACTTATCATGGCATGTCCTCTTTAAATCCGAGTTGCATAGTCCAGAGAAATCCATCCGACACCGGATTTCAGCTTACCCCATCCAGCATCGGAACCAGCGCCGCTCTTAACTTCGACAATGGTATAGACACCTTTCGGACAGAAACCATTGTTTCCATAATTCGTTCCGGGACCTTTGCGGATATACAAATCAGGGATATCCACCTGAACCAGAAAATTACTTGAAGGTTTCTCTTCTGATTCACTGGAAGCTGCACCTTTATAGGTACAATAAGCCTCATGAACGCTGATCCATCCCACACCGGACTTTAACCGGCCCCAGTAACCGTTCTGGATTTCGGTAATCGTATAAATCCCACGGTCGGTAATCAGCCCATTGGTCCCATAATTTGTCCCGGGGCCTTTTCGAATGTTCAGATCGCCGACATCAACCTTATACAGACCTGTTTTGTAAGTTTTGGAGGTACTGTCCGTCGTACTTCCGCCAAGCTGAGCTGTTACTCGATTCGCAAGGTCTCCCAGCCTGGAATACAGCCAATCCCCAGGACAGGCTTTATTAGCAAACCATCGATGAACCGTGAGGATCATCTCGTTCGACTTCGGACTGTAATTCAAAGATTTGTCTTTGTCGCCAAACCAGATGAGTTTTGACTTTCCATTTCTCCGACAGATGTCAACGCAGAGAGCCACCAGCTTTTCATATACTGCGTTCGTCATGGCATACGGATGAGTCTTATCGCTGGCACATTCAATTGTTACAGCCCGCTGGTCATTTGCATTACTGGAAGAGCACCAGCTCCTGTTTGCTTCGTCTACACACAGAACAACTCGTCCATCAGTCCCGATTCCATAATTACAGGACGCTTCTCTACTGGGACTGGTAAAGCAGCCGCCAATAGATTCTGCCGAAAGCTGTCCAACTACACAATGCGGAGTGATTCGGTCAATCGAATGTGTCCTAGCTCCGCTGTGGTTTGGACTTTTTACCGTACAATTCACCAAGCTGCTATTACTCATAGTAATCACCCTTTCGTGTTCCATTTCTTTCTTCGAGCCGCGTTCAATGCCGCATTCCGCTTCATAATTTCCCTGCGGCTATGCTTCTTCGGCGGCCTGCTTTTCACATCGCATACTCTTATCAGAGTGAACAATTTATTGAGATGCCACTTCTGGCATTCAAACGGAATGTTCAAAGCTATCATCCAGTAATAAATGAATTCTGCCGTAATCTGCTCTCTGCTCCCCTGTGTTTTTTTCTCTTCGAAAAACCGGGTGGCCGTCATGGGAAGTGCGATATACTTATTTACCTCATTGATATTGCTGTTTGTCAGATAGTTATAAACTTCCGGATTTACATTCTGCGTAAGGGTCATGCATTTTACATAATCGATGGTTTCCTCCAAAGTTTTTTCCTGCTTTGTCAGAAACGGTTTATTCCATCTCGATTCCCATTTTGAAAGAGAAACAAGAGAATGCTCCAATTGCAAGGTCTGAGCCTTCGTGTAAACAAACTCTTGCTTCACCTCATCCCAGAATTCTGTGGATGGTATTGTGATTCGGAGCATCTCTTACATCTCCTTTAATTCTGAGTATTTGCTGCGATTGCAGGAGTTGTGGCAGAATTACTGACATTCATCACCGCATTCACAAAGTCTGCTGCTGCCTTGTCATTTGTAACCAGTTCCTCGAAGAGAACCTCGTAAGCAGGGGATTCCATAAAGGATCTGGAAATCTCTTCGGACTTCATAAAGCGACGGCCATCCTCACTCTTGACACCGTAAGCCTTCTTAATAAGGTCCTCAAAGAATTCCATAATCTGGCCGCCATCGGCACCGGCGCCAATGCTTTTGAGCTGCACGTCATAGCCACCCTTAACACTTGTCTGCATCCTTACAATTTCCGGCTTTGACAGGTGGAAATAGAAATCCTCTGTTCTTTTAACGCCATTCAGATCGATATAGGGAATAGTTTTCTTCAGCATGATTTTTTTCTCCTTTCAAATAAAAAGAAGCCCCGCACATTGAATACGAGGCTTCCTATAGATTATTCTGTTTCCAAGGTCAGCCCAGAAAGACCATAAGTCTTTGTGACGCTTTCCTCGTTGTGTGTGGTAGTCACCTTGATGCTCTGAGTATCCTTATTCTTGATAAGGAGTACGATGTTCATGTCATCATCAAGCGTAACCGGTCCTTTGGTGCCGCCTACGAGTTCGACAACTGTCTCTGCTTCAGCCGGCTCAGCTTCAATCTTGAGGGCCAGATAATTGCCCGACTGTTCGGAAACATTACTGCTGAAATCGACATAACCATCGACATACTTCATAGTGCCTGCCACTTCATCATCGGAGACAACCACATCACTCTGTAATTCATTTACTGCTTTCCCAAATAAAACAGCCTCTCCGTCTTCAGGCTTAACAGAAAGGCTCATTAAGGGAGGTCTTCAGCAGCCAGAAGTTCAATCACTTCATCAGGAAACGGCAGTCTGGGATCAACGCCATCGTTACCCTCTGGAGTAGTCGGGTCTTTACCATACAGGATTTCTTCCAGAGCTGCCAGCTTCTTCGCATCAATCTTAGTAGAATCCAGTGTAAGGATTGCGGTGGGTTTCAGCTTCTTACCATCGATTATCTTCGCAATCTCCGCCGGAGTCGTGCTGAATTCCCAGGACAGAGCGATTGCCTCCGGGCTGTCATTCACAGTGGTATAGCCTTTCTCAGAAACAGAGGCAAGGCAATTATAAACAAGATGCAGCTTATAACCATAGTCATTGGAATCTACATCATTGCCAAGAATGGTGCGATAAGAAAGTCCAAACTGCTTCCTGCTCTGCTGTCCTGCAAAGACACCAGGAGCGACTTCGACGGAACCGTCACACTCCGCAAATTCATCCGGAGAAGTATAAGCCTCAATCGTTCCGCCGAAATCCTCTGCGGACATCAGGTTCAAATACTTGATGTTATCCGCATAGATCGGGGAAGGCTCTGCCCCGGAAGGACTCTCTGTCACCGCGCTCAGACCGTTCCAAGCAACGCCTTTGTTATACTGTCCACCCGTCTGAATCGGGTAGAGAACACCATGATCAACACCAGTTTCGTAGAGGCGTTCCCCAACTTTATCCCAAATAAGCTTACTCATTGAATTATTCCTCCAATCTTAGAAATACACATTAAAAATGTAGTGATTCAGGTTATCTTTTTTGAAATGCCGGTCAAACCGGCTCATCGGTAAATTCGTTACTTTCCGCACCAAGGATGTATCCGGATCTTTATCAATAACGGTAACGGCATATCTTCGATTAGATAAATATACCCCGTCGTTTGCATATGTCTTATCAATATCATCAAGACTATATACAATGGCGGGGTAACTCATCTTAACAGATTCTGG